AGCTGCTTTAAAAAATGTTTCAGGATTATTTTGATCAAGTTGAGACATCAATGAATTACGCATTGAAATTAACTGCAACTGAGGGTCTTTACCACCCAAAGCACCACCAATAGCACCACCTAACTGTTGACCACCAAGGTACAGGCTGTATTGCGCCCGTGCCATTGGATCAAGTGACGCATACTGCATTGCCTGTGCTTGCATTGCTTCATTTTGCTTTTGTTGGTACAAAGCACGTTGCATTGCATCTACTTCAGGAAACATTCCTTGAACAATTGATGAAGATGATGGTGTTGGCATTGCAACTTGTTGAGCAGAAGAAACTGGTGCAGTTTGACGTGCATTCTGTGAAGAATTATCAGTAGGTTCATCAACTAAAACATAGTCACCTGAACTAGTGTCATATATCCACTTTTTACCGTCTGGGGGAGGTGGTAAATCAGAACTAGAATCATTTCTAACACTCACTTGATTTATTGCTTCTACAGGTTGTACTGGTTTTACTTGTATATTGTCCCCACTAGATACAGGCGGGAGAAAATTTGGATCAAGATATGAATTCATTGATAACTCTCTACCAGTTGGACGTGAATTTACATTCGCATTAAAACTAGAAGTATTTGGTGTTCCAAAATACATATCCATTGCATTTTGATAATTTGGTACGTCTTGTTTAAGTAATTGATATTGGATTTCTTCTGGAGTCATTGGAACAGGCACTCCTCCAGATAACCCACTGTAGTCACCAAAACTAAGTTGTCCAAATAACCCACTACCACCATATGATTGATTTGCCATGATTTTTTCCTTAATTATTCCCAAACATAAGGTTGAGATTGACCGGGCATTACAGGGCCAACTTGTAGTCCACTAAGAGTGTTTTTTGGTTGACGATTCTGTAAATAGTTTGAAACACCTTGACCAAATTGCTGATTGTTTGCAAGACCACTCAGAGCAGTAGCAAATGGGTTATAGGCATTGGCTTGTTGTTGAGTAGCCGCAGCACCCATTCCACCTATAAGTAAATCTCTACCAGCATTAGCACCATAAGCAGCCGCTTGACCACCTAATCCAGCACCCAATGTCAAAGGTTGTTGTCCTATCTGCTCAATTGCCTGTCCACCACCCAAATAGGTAGTAAACGGGTTCAATGCACCGACTTGACCAGATTGATATTGACCCATTAATTGAGAACCGCTACCAAACAATCCAGCACCAAACGCAACATTCTGTTGACCAGCCTGTTGAGCATTAGCAGCCAACTGAGCATCTTGTTGTGCCATAGCGTTGTAGTACGCTTCCATCTCAGGAGAAGCAGCACCAAAACCAGCCGCACCGCTAGGACGAGCAGAAGTAGCACCAACAGATAAACCACCACGACCCTGCTGATACAACTGGTTCTGCAATTGAGCCATTGATCGTTCACGGCTAGGAGCAAGCAAGTCCTGTTGCTGTGCCATGTACTTAGCTGCAACTTCTTGAGGAGACTGTGCAAGATACTGCTGACCTAAGCCAAACAGTCCTTGTGCGCCTTGCTGAAGCGGAGCGTACTGTTGCTGCGCTTGTTCAGCCTGAGTCAATGCACCGCCTGTAAGAGCCTGTAGACGGTCTTGGTAAGCCCTTAACTCAGGACTGACGTTGTAGCCAGCCCCAATTAGGTTACCTTGTTTATCAGTCTGAAAGTTAGATGATCCATAACGGGTAGTTATGCCAACAGGACGAAACCTTGCCGCATCTGCTGCAATTCGTGCCGCCTCAAGTTGAGCATTGGCTGATGTACGAGCCGCACTTCTTGCGGAATCTCCAGCCATTGCACCGCCTAAAAGCGATGCTCCTCCCATTACTAATGCTGCTGAAAATGGCATATCAAATCTCCTTTGCGACTGCTACATGAGTAGCATTAAAACCAAATTTTGTATAGAACACTTCTAATGATTCTTTAAGGTTATAACTTGCAATCAACCTCTTACAACCATTTTCCTTTGCAATCTTCTCAACCAAGTCAAACATTTCCTTGCCAATCCCTTGCTTTCTATACTCAGGCTTTAAAAAGAACATATCAACTTGACACCAAGTTTCATCATAATATGGACTCTTAAACAACCCGTAGAAAACATAACCAATTGATTGGTCGTCATCTTTGGCAATCACAACCCTCAAATTGTCTAAATAAACAGTATTAAAAATGGGCTTTTTATCATTGAAACAAACCCAATGTTCAAGACTCAAATCATCAAAGTTTTCAATGTCAGACAACTTCCCGTCAATTACAGTGACAATAGATTTCTCAACATCAATGACTGCAAGTTGGTTCATGCTGTACGCTTCCACATATAAACAGTAATGTACGGCTGGTAGTTAGCATTTGTGCCACTTGTACCAGCAGATGCTGTTGTCAATGTGTGAGTATGTGGTGCAGAAATATTCAAGGTAGTGGCAGCAGTTCCAGCGCCAGTACCAACGTCCTGAGTAGCAGACCCACTGGTAGAAAATACTCCTGTTGCACTTGCAAAACGTGTTGTATTTGATGAGCCACTTACAGAACCACTTATTGTTGTTGAATCAGTAGTTGCAGTGTGTGTATGGCTTGGCAAAGTTGCATCTGCACTACCACCAGTTTCTTCAGCAGTGTCAAACAGTGCATTCCCTGAGTCAAAGCCAACCATTACACGACCAGCACCAAAGGCAGTCCATGTACCAAAACCTAATGATGTTGCAGGATTAGTTGAACTTGTTGCATTAATGTAAATAGCACCGACCGGATACAAAGCAGACAATGCCGCTTGAACAAATGCAGTAGTGGCAAGAGCAGTTGAACTGTTAGCGGCAGACTGAGTAACGCCAATAGTCCCTGTAGGCAATGTAGGCGTACCAGTAAAGGTAGGACTAGCCAAATCAGCCTTGGTAGCTACAGCAGTTGCAATGTTATTGAACTCTGTATCAATCTCAGTGCCTTTGACAATCTTTAAGGCATTGCCAGATGCCAAAGCATCTTTTGTTGCAAAGTTTGTTGATTTAGTGTAATTAGTCATTTCTTTCCTTTAACTTATCTTGCCATTTTTGGCTTGAATTTCAATCTTCTGAATTGACAATGCAGAACCATTGATATTAGATTCATAACCTGTTTGTACAACTTTGCCCGATCCAGATGCTGCAACTTTCAATGTCTGTATTGCAACACCAGCAGAATAATACGCAATAACTGTTGCATTTGCACCATACTCTGCTACTCCATAATAAGAAACACCTTGCTCTGGAATTGTTGCGTTGCTGGACAAATAATTTGTCTTGAAATCAAATCCCCACTTAAATGTAACGTCTTGATTTGTTCCACCAATAACAACAATAGACAATTTCTTTAAAAGTGAAGTTACATTCTGGTCACCAAGATCAGCATGGTTTGTGTAGTACAGCATCCTATACGCTGTTGCGTAATCTTGATACGTTCCATACAAGCCTATATACCCATTCTGTCCTATATAAAGCGTACCATCTCTGCGAAATAAAAATGATTTAGGCGTAATTGAGTCCCATATAGTAACTCTTGCAGAGCCATCAGGTAGATATGCTTTGGTATCAAAACACCAAGTAGTGTCAATAGTTGGAGTCACTAACAGGTAAAACGCTTCTCTTTCAGAATAAATAGACTTGATATTTGCCAGTGTCTCACCAGCTACAGTACCCATCAAATCATTGCGAATATTCTTAGACAAGTCTCGTTCTGGTGCAGACTTCTCTTGTACCGTTCTCATCAAAGAACGAACACCAGAATTAGACAAGAACAGAACATCAGTGCTGGTTGTTTGAATGCTATCCCTAGCAATACAACCAATGCCTTCAACTGTGTCACTCAATGACATTGAGGCTGGTGTAGTTGCACCTTGATAAATGAGAATCTGACGCTTGCCAAAGATGAACAGAAAACCATTATGTGCAGCAAGTCCTGTAATCTCATCAGAACCATTTACCCAAACACGGTCTACATTCAAAGAACCTGATGTACCTGTTGACCAAACATGACCAGCAATCAAATCAGAGAAATAAACAGTAGAGTTATTTGTTGTTGTAGTTGCCGCCCACAATCTACCAAAAGCAGAGATTGCA